GCAGTAGCGGTAAATGCACCAACATTCCCAAGTTTAAAAGGTTCTGCCCGTATAACCCATTCGGTGTCATAGTCGTCACCAGATGCTTTAGCCAGCACTTGTCCTGCCGCGCCGCCATCAGGTATCGCATCGAACAGGATTTCATCGCTATGAGCCGTATTACCGCTCAAGCAGTAAGTATCAGCCGCCCACATTTGAGCCGTGCCTTCAACTCCACGCGTCAACCCGGTCAGAGTAGAACCTGATTTACCTGTATAGGTTGCGGTTTCATAGTCGGCAGGGTTTTCGCTTGATGCCCACTTGTCGTAAAGAAATGTTATATAACCGTATTCACCTTCCCCCACATCGGGAAACGCGTTAATATTGACAACCTCAACTGACGTATCAGTCTCATTAATACCACTGGCAAGCTGTGTTTTGGGCGAAAACGCTATGAATCTAGGTCGTGCCATCTATATCACCCCTTTAAGTTGCAATAAACTGTCCTTCGATTGTAAACTGAATACTGTCGCCATTTTCCAGCGGTATGCCGTCGAATGTTCCTCTGATGAACATGTCATCTGCCGAGTTAAACAGTCCCGCCTCTGTAATCGTTTGTGGCTGTTTGAAGTCATCGTGCCAACCACCCTGTTGTCAGGGTTATGCCATGTTAAAATTGCCTGCTCGTCGTCAGGGTCAGCACTAAAATCGCTCACAGGATGCACAGGTATTGCAACACTACTTAGGTCAGTTTCTACTGTTACCCAGTTTTCACCATCATAATAATCTAATGATCCCTCAACAACCCTTAAACCATGCACTTCATCTTGTTCTATCTGTTGATTTTCGTGATTAAACAATGCCTGTTTCATTTGTTCAAAACTGTACCAGGTTCCATAGCTGGCAACATATGTGCCTTCAGGCCAGTTTCTCGCCACACCGTCACGATGCACTAAGCCTGTAAGCTGATTGTTCCCTGCATCATATCCTGAATAAGTCATTATCTCAAAATCATCCGGGTTTTTGCTGTGAAATTCATTGACACAAAAAACAATGATTCCTTCTTCCCCCGGTTCTAAATCAGCAAAAGCATTAATATCTGTTACTTTACAGCTCTCGGCTGTTGTGGTATCGCATGCTTCGCTTAATGTAGTATGGGGGCTAAATTCTTTACCCTTCGGGATTACACTCATATCATTACCTCCCGGTTACGCTATGTAGTTATCAGATTTAACCCTGTGCTTAACATCTTCACGCTTAAAAGGCTCAGCAACATTCTCCGAAGTAACCCTGCGCCACAATTTATGTGCATTGGTATAAGCACCATCACTTGGCTCGTAAGTTTCGCTGTAGCCTCCGGCACTACCGCCAACATCGGGAGCATACTCCAAAATAACCCCTGGAGCTATTTCATCTGATAACTTTTCAATGCTGATATTTTCATAGGTTAAATTAGGATCATCACTTTTAAGGTATATTGCTTTTTCATCTACAAAGGTTTCGTTTTCCTCTACTGCTCCCGAAGCTACATCAGGATCTCCGGAAGTAAACTCTTCAGTACACGCTTCATCACGATATAGTTTTAACATTTTTACTCCTCCTATACTACTCCGGCAATGCCGGAGACTTTTAAGGTTACTGTTACATCATTTTCAGGTAGTTCTGAATCCAAAGCTTGCGCTTTAGCCCAAAAATATACCCTGTTCGAGCCATGGCCGACCATGCCAAGCTCCAACTCTTCGCCACCTGCTTCATAAGCACCTTCGTTGTTGCTTACATCGGGAGCTAGCTGCCATCTTTCACTGTGTTCGCCAACCGGCTTTACCTTAACCTCATCAACGTAGTAATCTTCTTCAGCTTCCAAGTATAACCGCCTGGAATCATAACTACCCTGATCGGGATAAAGATCTGCCCTAAGAATCAAAGAAACTGTATTCTCAAACTCACCTGCCTGTGACATTTCTTCTTCAGTTTCAGCATCATAAAGCTTTACGTAATCCACTTTCTTCACCTCTTTTAGTTTTGCATTTTATCTATCAACTGCAGCGTTTCAAATGCCCGCTGCCTGACCGCTTTAGACTGGTTGTTTTCCAGGATTTCTTCATAGGTTCTTTTGTAGTAATTCAAGTTACCCTGCGAGCGTTGAATCATGTTAAGCCTGCCCTTAACGTCTTTTTTCCAGTTGCCCCCGCCGGACAACACGTGTTGCCGTGCTAAGTTAGAATGGTACCGCCTGATGTTTGCATAAGCATTATCCCTTAATTCATCAGCATCAAGGCCGGCCCTTTTGATTCTTTTCATTACCGCTTGCTCTAATTCAGCAGGATTCCTCAATAAATCTGTTACCTCAGCTCCCTGCCCCCTGGCTATTTTCCACAGTAAGTCACGGTTAAGTTGGATGGACGGCTGATAATCAGAATCTATCTGCTGGTGTATGGCAATCTCTAACATGTTGTGCGTTTCTGTCATTCGAGGACTAAAACTGTACCGTTGTGCTAAATGATAGCGATCATCGGCAAACTTGCTCATCCCCATTATGGTGGCAAAGTAATGCATGGGATCGTCTATCTTGTGCTTTTCCTCACCGGTAATTGGATCGTATGTCCGGCCTTCGTTTAATACTGCCTGTGTTGCCGGGACTAACCTTTTGATTGGATTTCTAAAGGGGGTGAACGAGCCAACTTCATACGCTATTTTTCCTAAAGTATTAACGTCTCCCCGCATTACATTGCCGATAGTATCAGTAGCATCATCTAAAGTAGAGAAAAAGACCGGCAGCTCCCTGGTTGCATCTTCACCGGCTATCCAGCTTTGTATTGCCCTTGCACCTTTAGTGACCATATGCCCTTCGCCGGTAGAAAACGGCCCTATGTTCATCTTTAAGCCTACCTGCCTTAAAAGGCCAGCTATAATTAAATAGGTAGCCATCTGCCCGGCAAACTTACGGGCAAACTCTTCAGTAGCAACACCTCCTGCTTGATTAGACCAGTCCCTTAGCATATTAAAGTAGTTTGTCGGCCAGGAATGAAACAAGGCTGCCATCCTGCCGGGGGCACTGTGATATATCATCGGCCTGCCGGCACCATAGTCAAACTGCGTGCGGAAAGTTCCTTCGTTAGCTTCCCTGATAGCATCTCTCATTGGCATACCATCCTCTAAAGATGCCATTAACTTGATAAAGTGAGAAGCTTTAACGTTAGAAACGTCAGCATGCCTGAACAGAAACATCGATTTATCTACCAGGCCTTGGAATTTATCCACCGGCCCCTTGGGGGTATCATCGAATTTATCTTCCATGTGCTTGTGAGCACCTTCAACCTGCCTTAAAGCTTCTGTCGGTCGCCTGTCCACCAAGACTTCATTAAACTGCGCTATCTTATTTAACCTGTCCCTGCCTTCAGGAGACATCATCATCTTAAGGTGCTGGCCTTTTAACCTGAAGCCTCTTAAAGGATCTTCTTTGGTAGATACATCCCAGATCATTCCCACCTGCTGGGTGAAGTTCCTTAACATGGTTGAGGGAGAAAAGCCCATTGCCTTGCCTACCTCAGCCATTACATACAGCCTGGAATAGTGCTGCAGGGCCTTGGCTGCATCTTCTTCAGATATTTCCTCTTTGCCGACCATTGTCCTCAGCCGGTTGATAGTGTCTTTCATTAGCCTGCCTTCTTTGAGGCCAGCTTCAGGCATTTTGCCCATAGCAACATCCATCATCGTTCCCAGGAACTTTGCCTTATTCGGTGTTCGCTGTTTCATTTTCCTGTATTGAGGCATTAAGCTCTTGATGTGAGGTTTAACAAAAGCATTTTTCTGCATAGCATTAATGTATATCTGCAGTGCTTCTTTAGCATTGTAGTTGATATTTCCCTTGCTGACCCGGTGCCTGTCTTTAGAGAAAAACTCATGCGGGATTTTATCGGCATGCTCGCCCATTTCCCTGTTGCTTTTGTCTAATACAGATAAATGCGGTAAGTAATCATCTATCTTTTGGCCTTTCTTTAACAGGCCAAACTGAACGCCTTGATCGAATAAGTCAGCAAATATCTTCCTTACTTCTTGTGCTGCATTTTCTTCTCTTTTAGTAATCTTGCCTTCAATTTCATCACGCTTACCATCGACAATTTTACCTACTTTAATTAAGCTTTCTTCTTTTAAGCCCTTAAGGGCATCATTGGTTCTTTGATAGAAAGGTTTTGCCCAATCTTCCCCACGCTTCTTTGCCATCTGCAGGTTACTTCTAATCTTCTGGCCGTGGGGGATTAAGGAAATTAATACATCCAACGATGTGCGGACAGCCCCGATATCGCCATGTTTGTTAATATGATCATCTACTGCTTTTAAGTTATATCCCTTGCCGGGGAGACGATGGAAAGTATTTTCGATCATTACTCCAATTACTTCATCGGGATTCTTCTCTAACTGCCTGAGCAGCTCATCGTCTACCTTTTCACCACGAATCATTTCATGCATTGCCCTGGCAGTAATATGCTCTGTAGATTTTCTTAAGAAATCATAATTAAGATCATATCGCTCAGAATAATCTACAATATTCAAGTTGTTTAACATCTTTATATTGCCGGGTTTAAGCAGTTTCTTTTCAACAATACTGGTGACAACATCCCTGCGGGAAGTGCCAAATATGTTTTGGAAACCTGCATTACTAGCCCTGACATATTCATTGACTAATTTTTCATTGAGCTTTCTTAGCTCTTCATAAGATAACCCTCTTACATCTTTTAAGTCTTTTTTGTCCAAAAACTCTCTTGCTATTGTCAGCCGGTTGCTGTTGCCCTCTTCGCCCCATATGTATTCGCCAAGCTTAATGTTCTTGCTGATCTCTTCTTTCTTCGGGGTGTTGCGGTAAAGCATATGCTTAACGGCCCAATCATATACCGCAACCATGGTCTTGGCTTCACTGAAAGTCATCTCCTGCACTTTCTTGTTGCCAAGATTCTGGTATGCTTTAAGCAGATTAGAGGGCAGCTCCGCTTTAAATTCCGGGTTGTTAAGATAACCCTTAACAAAACCACGCTTATCTTTAGCATTAATAAAAGCTTGCAAATGAGGACTCTCTAAGTTACTGTTGATATTTCTAAGAACCTTATCAACACCACGCTTAATAGTGTCTCTCTGGCCTTGCGATAGATGGCTAAGCAGTGCCCCGCCATCGGTCTGGTAAAGCAACCTATTATCGGGGAAAGGAAGGCTGTCATCAAATACCTTGTCCCCCTGCAAGTGCTTCCTCATCAGGCGATACATTAATTTGTCCATCTCAGCCTGTTCTTTACCGTAAAGCAGGTGCCTTACTTTTAAAGAATCAGGTAGCTTATCAGGGTCTGTTTCAAATTGAGTTGATCTGAACTTTGTTGGCATAATGCCATGTGTTTTACCGCCGATTCCAGGTGCCTGCCAAAAACCTTTAGTGTAAGATAACTCGGCCATATAGTCAGCAAGCCATTCTTTAATCTCTGCATCAGTCTTTGGTTTAGCTCTTTTCTTTTCGTTCCAACCCGACAAGAGCTTTTCTTTCATCAAGGTATAAGGTCTCTTTTCACCTTTTTCCCCTGGATCAAGCTCCATTAAACGGTGAGTTACTTCGTGAATAATAGTATGCTGCGGTCTAGGCGTATCAAGATTTAAGTGAATATGCCTACCTAACACCGCACCAGCAAACTCAGGATTGCCGGTCAAGGTAAACTGCAACGTGCTGTCTTTGCCTTCGGGATCCATTCTCATCCCTAAAGCTTCCGCTATTCTCATAGCAGCACTTTCATTTTTTCTCTGTTCTGGAGTTAATCCTCTGTCATCCCGTGCAGGTTCCTTTCGAGGTGTGCGAGTTTCTCCTCGTCTGTCCCCTCGAACTTCATGTCCCTCCACAGCCTTGCCTTCTTGGCCACGAACTCCAGGGACTGTGCCTCCGTAGATTGCTTCGAGATAGGGTTGCAGTGTAGTCTTAACCCATTCTTCAGCTCTATTGCCATCACTATCCCTCCCGTATCTTAATACATGGTCAACCTCACGAGGTTGCACTTCATATAAATGCCTTTCGCCCTCAGGTACATTATCTTCTATGAACTTTAATCCGTCAGCTTCTGTTCGTGCAAGATATATGCCTGGTCGATCAAAGCTGTGAATATCAAGAAACGCTGGTTTTTCAGATGTATCATCATCACGATCCATGCCCATTTGTTGTCGGGCCATAACGATTTCACGCATAGATGGTTCTTTTACTTCTTCGCCCATCCTTACCACTTCAAATGGATATTGCGCTTTGTCGTGGTTATATTTTAATGCAGCCCTGTGTAATGCATCGCCCTCTAAAGGTTCTTCGCCTTTCATCCTTCTTTCAAAATTAACTTCCTGCTTTGCTGTTTCATAATCTTTAATGTAGCTTTCAGTATTTTGCCTAAATCGCCCAACCGTTTCTTCTATATTTTCCGCAAAAGGCTTGCGAGGATATCTGCTTGTAGCATAAAAAGAATGTGTTGCCGGGTCACGAGAAAGATTTAATGCCATTATATTATTAAGATCATCCCTGCTTTGCCCGGTATAATCCATCCGTTCATGGACAGCATTCTCCCAATTATGTAATGCCCTGGTTATTTCATGTATAGATTCTATTTCTTTAGGATCTGTTATTTTTTTTGCTCTTATATCAGCATGACTTTTTTGAACAAACTCATCTAAGGCTTCTCTACTAATTAAAGGCTGAAAGCTTCGGCCAACCCCTCGGCCATAATGTAGATCACGCGCACTTACAGGATGATCTAATATATTGCCATCTTCATCTTTCAACCAAACTTTGTATGTGCCTTCGGTTAATAACAGTGTTCGTTCTAATTCATTTAGCTCTTCCCAGCTCTTATTAAATCTTTGATATGGTTTTTCAGCACCTATACCCACTTCTTGGACATAATATTTTTTGGGAGTTAAACCTGTCCTAGTATCATATTCTTGGAAGTATACAGGTACCGGATCGCCTTTTTTATCAACGTCACCAGGTTTAATTAAGCCTCTGGTGTGCTGTGATATTCTTTCTAAGTCAGCACTGATAGGCTTTACATTATATTCTGGATTAATTATCGGCCGACCCTGTTCATCAATTCTACCACCAATACCAATATCATGATATCTAACACCATCTTCACCGACATACCTGCCACTGGTGGTAAACAATATATCAGACGGTTGTTGTCTAGATTCAATTGCTTTAATTTCCCTTTCGGTTAATACTCCCTTGCGCCCCATATTGTCTAAAAAAGAACGAAATATTACCGGAGGCATATCTTTTATGTTTTTGTAGCTTGCCCACATATCAATAAGAGATTTGATGTTGCCCGATAATTTCTTGGGCATTACCTCTCTATTTGCATATATCATTTTAGTTAATAAGTCTTTACGTTCATCTACATTTAACTTATCCCATTCTTTTTGTAATATGTCCGACTCTCTTTTTATTGTTTTTGGATTTTCTATTGTTCTTTTTGCTGATTCTTTTATTTGTTCATAAGCTTCATTAGTTCTATTACTTTTATGTAAATTTTCAATAGCTGTATCGGTAAAGCCTGCACTCTTTAATTGCTGGTAATCTTCATAGTCCATCTTTTCATCAATATACCACTTTGCTTTTCGTCTATCCCATTCAACCTTACCCTTATCTTTACGCTTTTCAACAGCAACATTTAAGTCTTTACGCATTAAATCAGAACGATCTGTTATTGGTGAATCATACACATACTGCATTCCATCACGCTTTATTTCACCGGGCACAAGTATTTCAACTTTACCGTCATATAATTCCGGCCTGGTTTGATAGTTTTGTATTCCATATAGCCTTTCCCTTACATCTGTTAAGACTATGCCCAATGCACCATCAAAATCAAATAGTTTGTTTGTTTCTGCCATTAACTTATTAGCTAGTTCAGGGTTTCTTTCTTTGTTAAACTTGGCTAATGCAGCACGTTCCAGGTGGAAAAACTCGTTAAAGAAGTGTTGAGTCATCTCGTGTATTGCTTTTTCTACTCTATCGCGATATGTTTCATCTTTTGGAAAGCGTGTTTTTAAATCATCTATTAATTTATTTGCAATAGCATCAATTTCTCTCGATATAACTCTTGCTTCATCTCCAGATGCTTTCTGTAATTTATCAAGAAACTCTTTCTGTTTTTCCTTACCTATTCTTCTGCCAAATCCTAATATTCGTGATGCCTGAGCTGCTGCTTCAAGGTTTTTAAATGTATGCTCCTGTTGCGGGTAACGATCAGGTGTCTTTTTCTTGCTATACTTTGTTATTGATATTTGTCTTTGCCCAAGCTCTAAACGTTTTGCCTCTTCTTTTTCGCCTTCTATTCTTGTTCCTGCACTTGAACGTAAGGTTATTGTGCCACTTTCATCATCCCTGCTCATCCACGGCTTATCAGCAGGCAGCTCATTTATTTCTTCTTTATATTCACGTTTTGGAATTTGTTTATAAGTACTATGTTCTTTTGATTCGCCCTTAATATTTTTACGGTAAGGATTAAGATATTTATTGGTTTCCTGTTGAGTCTGCTTCCTTGCAGCACCAGTATCTCTGATAGTTGCATCCATATACTGTGATGTTTTCTCGCCGGTAGTAACATCGATTAAGTCATAAGTAATTTTCTGCCAGGTTTGCTCGTTAAACTTTTTCTTGTTCATGTCTTTATACTGGCCGGGTATATGGTAAGGCTTCTGAAGATCTTTGCCTTTAACAGTCTCAACCTTAGTTACCTTAGTGTTAAGCTGATCTCTGCCTTCATCAAGGGTTATTCTTAAAGCAGTACCTGCTTCAACCGGTGTTTTATCACCAGGTAATATTAGAGCATGAGTGCCATCATGATGTTTGCCTCTTTGTGCTTTATGATCTCCACGAACACCCCTTAAGTCTTTGCCCTTGGTTAACAGTTCTGCAGACTTACCATCTTCTGAATATCTAACTTCACCTAATTGTTGTTTACCTTCAGGCTCTTTTTTGTCAGCTTCTTTTTTAGCTGCAGGCTTCTTGGGGGCTGCTGCAGGTTTAAAACCTTTAACCTTAATATAGGGATTATCTGCAGCAATATAATATTTACCTACCTGATAATCCGCATAATTAACCGGTCTATGTTGTTTATACAATCTTGTTTGATCTGTTTGTGGTTTATCCTTTAAATTAGCTTCATCGTAATAAGCACCTTTACCTACTTTTTTCTTCCTATCGACCATAGGGCCGAAAGCATCTGTATTTAAATGCTTACGTTCAAATTCAATATACGACCCCCTGTCGCCATGCACAATACGATTATACCCTGTGGCTATAGTATTACCATCATCTGTTTGTATTTCTTTGTTATCGCCCTCAGTTTTTAAGCCTTCATTCATCTTACCGGGTGTCCTGGTATCAGCTTTGGGGGCAGTTGCTTCTGGCTTGCCAGCTTCTTTTACATCTTTTGCCGGTTTCTTGTCATCAGTTTTAGGCTTTACATCATCTTTAGGGGCAGCCTCTTTTACCTCAGTAGCTTCAGGCTTAGCTGTCTTACCGGTCAATTTATTAAGTAAAGCTTCTTCTGCAGTATGGTCTCTTTTGGTGAAACTAAACTCTTCGCCATCATGCTTTTTCTTTTGTGCAGTTAATACTTCATTTATACGCTTTAAAGCTTCGGTCTTATTGCCACCCTCGGCTTCTTTAATATCCCGGTAAGTTTCTTCTATAACATTTCTGATGCTGTCTCTGTCTGCTTTTTCCCCGATCCTTTCAAGATCCTTGACGGCACGGTCAGTAAAGCTGTCTATTTGAGTATTTTCATGTTTATCTAATTCAACACGTGTTGTGTCTGTCCGTTCACCAAGTTCTGCTCTATCAGGAGCTTGAATGATAATGTTATTGTACTTATCACGATATTGCCCCATTGTTCTTAATGCATCATTTATTGGCTCTACGCTCCTACCATCCCAAGTTTTTGCTATATTTTTAACGTGCGCTTCAATTCGCTTTCCTTCTTCTTTGCTTATTCCATATGTAGAGGCTGTCTCCCTAAACTTTCTTGCTTCTGAATGTAAGAAGTCGTTAATTCTTTGAACGGCTTCATCCGGCCTATTTTGTTCTATTGCTTGTTTATTTAGGTGCCTTTCTGCATTATCGAAGATACCTACATCCCTAAAGTTATCTCCAATTTCAAGTAATGTTTTGTTGTCTAATCTTTCTGCAGGCTTATCTTCAGCAGCAGGACGTTCACCCGTTCTTTGTGCTTCAGCAGTAGGAGTTCTTTCAGCTTCGGGGATTCCTTCCGTTCCTACAGGCTCTTGGCCTGCTTTTTCTGCCTTATATCTTTCATCTGCTTGAGCTTTTACATCTCGCTCATAAGCAGCCTGAGACTCATAATCATCTCTATTCAAGGTATTCCTTACTTCTTTCTTAATTCTCTGGTAATCTTTATCCCTTCTGTTAATCTGAATATCTTCAGTTCTTTGAACTCTAGGTTCTTCCCCTGTTCTTGCTGCTGTAACTTCTTGTTCTCTACTAGGCTCAACACGATCACCTTCTCGTGTCCCCGGTTCAAATATTTCCATGCCCACCCTGCGGGCATCTGCTGTTGCTTCATTCGATAAATCTTTAATTTCTTGTGGACTGGCCGGCCTTCCTTGTTCATCAAGAATGCCTTGCTTCGCAAATTCTTCTCTTAGCTCAGCAACATTCTGTGCTCTTGCCTGTGCTGCTTTTTCAGGCACACCATCATTGATTAACTGCTGTCGGTAATTTCTTATATCCCTGTCGGATTTTGTGCTAAGAGACATACCAATATCCATAGCAAGAGCTGGTATTATTTGCATTGCTGATTCTACTGTCCAACCATGCTTTTGGATTGCCTCATAATATTCGTTTTGCGTTGAAATAATTAAGTTTAAACCTGTATCAATTAGCTTTGTCGGTATATTAGACTTACCAAAACTCCTTGCCATGACCGGGGTAAAGTTGTAAAGCATACCATAAGCTGCAGCTTCCGCCCGATCTTCCAGCTCACCGGGAGTAGTTAAATAACGATGAGCAAGGGTTCTTCCAAGCTTTGCCTGCACCTGCGGATTTACTACTGCTTGCTCACCACTTCTGGCTGCAGCATTAAGCATGGTTTTAGCAAACTGCGGTATTCTTTGACTCTGATTAACCCTATTCAATGCCTGCATCATTCTATTGCCATACTGCGCAAGCTGTCCTGCTCCTCTAACTGCAGATGCTTTTGTTCCTGTGCCTTTAGTTAATTTTGTTATAAGAGCCATCTCAGCCATTAAGTGCCCAAGACCCTCAGCCATGTATACAGTATCTAAGGCAATCCCGGCAACCGGCCCGTAGTTTTCAAATACCTTCTCCCGGTTGTGCATTCTGATAGATTCTGCATACTGCCACATTTGTGGATTTTGCGCTATCTCTTCCATTCTATCCCAATTCTTTTCTGCTCTTTGGCCCCAGGATGTTTCGTCTATTGAGAATTCATCTGCAGTAAGAAAATCTACTGTAGTATCAACAATCCCTTTTACCGGCTCTATAATATTATCTGTAAAACGTCTGACAAGCGAGTTTTCATCCATGCCGTACTCGATAATTGAATATATTGATTGCTGTATGCCACCAAGAGCTGATGTAACTGGATAAGCAATTTGCTCCCATAAAGATACATCTTCAGCAGGCTCTACCCCTTCAGCATAAGGGTCAACCCCGATACCGTGAGCAGGAGTAGTTGCTGCTAAATCAATTCCCTGTTCTGCAAAAGAATCCATCAGGTATTTATATTCTTCTTCAGACGGATCTTCTTTCTCCAGTATTTGCTTTGCCTGGGAATCAAGGTTTTGCACGACCTCTTGCATTTCCAGTTGACTTACATCACCCTGGAAGGGATCAAGTCCGTATCTTTGTTCTTCTGCAGCTATAGCCTGCTCTAAGGTTTCATGGCCCTCGCCGGCAACAAGATAGCCCATTCCCGGCATCGACTCTTTATACTTCTCGTATTCGGTATGGTCATCAAAATCATGTATGTCAACATCTTCTGGTTCTGTTTGATATTTTGCCCTTGGTTGCAGTTGGCCGTACTCCAAAACATCATCAATGATGCGCTCTTTTTCTTTTTCGTGGTCTATTGTGCCAACACCAAACACGAGTTGCGCACGTTCCGGGTTCTCCATCAGCCTGTCCCTGGTATATAGCATAGAATTAATGACAATTTCTTCAGGGTCATACTGAATACCGGTTCTTTTCATGTGATCTACAGCTTTCCTGGCTGCGGTTTGTTTCAAAGAGTCCCGGTACATTTGCCACCGGTTGGTAGGCTGTTTTTGCTCTACAGTCCGGTCTTTATGCATAAAGTCATCATACTGTGTTGTCGTTTGCTGCTCAGGTTCTCTGGTTCTATTTAACAACCTGCTTGCAAAATTAGTGTTAAGGGCCATTATCATGCTCCTATATAAACATATTTATCTTAACAAGCTTCTTTCGTCTCTTTGCCCCGGTTGTCTGCCCCACCCAGGATCTATTGCCGTTGCTCTACCTTCTGCAGTTGTTGGCTGTGTTTCACTGGTGCCACCATATAAAGCTTCATCAAAACCATCGAACAAGCCACCATATAAATCTTCTTGTGCTTGTTTTTCGTGCTCAAATGCCCTTACATTAAGATCGTGTTTTGCCCAATCAAGCGCAGTTGTTTCTTCTTGAGCTGCTGCTGCTGCCTGAAACTCCATCCAGGCCAATTCATATTGCCTCTCTTGAATTGCCCTATCAAATGCAAGCCGTTCTGATTGCATTCTTTGTTGCGTGGTTAGCTGCTCCTGGTGCTGTCTTTCCTGTGAAGCTAACTGCTCTCGCCTGAAAACTAAATCTTCAGCATGCATACGCTCTTGCGATTGCATTCGCTGATGATCCATGGTCTTTGCACCAGGCTCAAACGGGGGGCTGCCCTCGCTTTGAATCTTTTGCCTTTGCCTGGTTAAAGCATTTAGCTTATCCTGCCATGCAGGGGATCTTTTTGCGGTACGTTCTTCTTCTGCTTTAGGCATTAATATAACCCCCTACCAAATGTCGCAGGATCAGATGCTGCTTCTTCTGTGGATGCTGTCTCTGTTCCCACCCCAAACCTGCCGAATATATCAGGCACATCACCGGGGAATTGACCCTTGGCAAGGGCAAGCTGAGTATATAGCTGCAGTTGTTCTACTGGAGTTAACTGTGTCCTGTCAAAGATACCTAACATGCGATCAAATTGATCACGACTGCCTTCCATCCTGCGCTGGTAATCTAAATCTCTCAGCCTCTGCAGTTCCTGGGCCTGAATCCTTGCTGCCTGCTCTGCTAACTGCTGTCTTTGCTCAGGCACCTGGCGTTTAATCCTGTTTAATTCCGCAGCTAAAGCATCTGCTTCTGCTGCTTCCCGGTGCCCTAATTCAGCAAACCTCTGTGAATATTCTCTACCTCTTTCCCTGTCCATATAGTCAACTACACCTGAACGCCCGGTACCCCTGGCAATAGAGCTTTCTAAATCCTGCCTGCGCTGTCTTGCTTCCTGGTCGGCAAGCATATCGTATTGTCTTTGGTAATTAGCCTGGGTTCTGCCTAATTGACTTTTGTAGTCTGTTTTGGCGGTATCAAGCTGACGGTCTAACTCCTGCATCTGCGGCTTTTTGAAGATATCTCTGAAGGTTTCTGCTTTTTTCTTCTTTTCTTCTGCGCTTAATGGTTCATAAGCCGGGGTGCTCCATTCAGACCCGTCACCTGAATCGAAAAAATCTCTCGCTGTTTTTTCATCGACCATGCTCAAACCTCCTTACATGTTAAATACACCCATGTTATCTAACCTGTCATTTGCCTCTTTAAATCCTTGTGCTATTTCTTCGCTGATTTGCTCGAACATTTCTTCGGTATCTTTTTTAAATTCCTTTAAATCTTTTTCAAGCTGATCGAACCTTTCTTCGGTATCTTTTTTAAATTCCTTTAAATCTTTTTCTAGCTGATCCAACCTTTTTTGATTAAAGACTATATACCTTTCTATCTCGATTAAATCATTGTCCAGTAAAAGAGCAGTATTGTTATCAATGCCGGTTATCCTGTGCGGTAAGTTAAATTTCTTGTCGCTCATTCACTCACCGCCATCCTTCTTTTCGGCTTAAATGGTATCGTTATCCCCCTGATCTCGCATTTGCCTTTGCGCTTGTGCGATATTTTAGGCGATAAATACTGCCACCTGTTTGAAACTACATCCATATTATACTCCCTGGTTAAACCCTTGCTGCGGTAGTATTGCAGGTTGTTGTAATTAAGCTCGTTAAACCGCTTGTTGTAATCAACGCATACTGCTACTTCCGCTACCTCTTCGGTGTCCGGGGAATCTTGCATGAATAGCTTGCGTGACTTCTTCTCTATTTCAGGCATCCCCATATCGAAGAACTTGCCTTTCCAGTAAGCTTCAATCGGTTCGCCAAAATCTTCTTCCCCCTGGTCTTGCACGTTTACAAACCCTTTAGTAGTATCACCGGCGTAAAATCCTACCCCGGCAGCCTGTCCTTCGTTGTAGAAGCAGTAACAGGAGCCTGCATTACCCGTCATCGGGAAAAAGGCATTGTTCTGGTGGTCATATACCAGCACTAAATTATTAACCCTGCTATCTTCATACGGCAGGGAAAAATAAAGCAAATCATTATGTGCTGTTACTGCAGCCTTGTATAAGTATTCATGGTTCACCTTCGCCCAGGTATCGGGAATTATCTGATCGGATATATTTTGCACATCAGACCCGTTAGTTACGAATATCCCGTATTCAGAAACAAAGAAAACATTCAACCTGTAGGTGGTTGCTGCTAAAGGCCCCACGCAGCCAATGGTAGAAGATGCCTGGAGCATGCTAAAATCCTCCATTGCTGTACCTTTAAGCACATAAATTGCCCTGTTTTTAAAGATCATTAAATCATCCATGAACTTTTGAAGGTTAGTTATTTTATCACCATCTGCCTTGTTCACGTCCCAATAATATATAGCCGGCCACACTTCCGGCTGAAAAGTTTCCGACCATCTTAAGGTTGAGGGTTCCCTGCTGTCCACACAGAAGATTTTTTCTTTATGCAAAACAGGGTATTTCCCTCTCATCGGGGCACCGTGCAGAAAACTAAGCCTGTTGCCGTCCCACTTAAACGGCCTGTCTTTACCGTTCATACCAACCACAAAATGCACTGCATCATCAAAGACAACTATTTCTGATGGATCCAAGGGAAATACATCATCGGGGTAAGCATTGAAGATGCACTGGTTAAATAAAGACTTGTTCGGCATGGCCCTGGGGTTGTCTACTATCACAAAATGCTCTACGTTGTCTTCTGTGTCTTTTCTGTCATCGTTGAATAAAATCAGGTTGAATAAGGCTGCGTTGAATAAAGAATGTTCTTTGCCGGCCACGACTGTAATTTCTTTGTTGTAAGCATAATCTATCTCTTCAAACTTATTATCTTCCCACAAATACCCCAGGCCACCGGACATGGCAATTAAGCTGCTGTCATTAGATTCCCTTGCGTAAAAAGGATGCAGGCCCTGAATATGCGCCGGCAGCTCCCCGGTTATATTGAGCCTAACCTGCCCCTTTCTTTTCGCCAAGCTGCCAATACGTGTTGCGATAAAATTGCAGCACTCGTACGCTGCACCATCGGGGATTACATTGTTATTTGCTTTTTCCACCTGGCCCTTGCTAAAGCTTCTGATTTCCCAAGCTTGATAATTTTCTAAGGACAAAAGAACACTTCCTCGCTATAGCGTACTATCAGCAGCTAACCTGCCTGCGCTATCAGTATGACCAAGCTTATCAACATGATCATCTTTACGCTCACCCATGACCACCCACACGATATCATCACTGCAGCTTTCTTCTGCAGTAATCGTAAACTCAGCACCGCTAATATCGCCTGCTTTTACTCTTGTAAAGCCGTTCTTGTTCTGCAGGGAAGTAACCTCTGCATTTTGCACCAGCTCTTCAAAAGTGCCGGCAGCTAAATGCGAACTGCTGCCGATATTAACCGTCTTTGTTTCCCCGTCCATCGTCACCTTGCCCCTGAAAACAACTTCATACCGGGGGGCACTGGTTGTGCCGAGCCTTATCACTTCCGAGCCGTGGATTGGATGTTCTATTTCGCAAAAACTGGATTTTTTGGTTAAATGCCCTCTTGAGTCTACTTCTGCTATAAGCTTGGCTTGATTGATTACCTTGAAAGCAACATCGTTCTGAAACAGGTATGTTTCGTTGTTAAACTTCCACCGGGCTGCCATGCTTCCGTCAGGGCCTCCACGGTTGATAATCCCATCCCAGGGGCTGTTCTCAATCTGTTCGGGGATATAAACACCGCCGAAGTCGTCATTAACCTTATCTTCATCTTCTTCATCCACCGGGGCCTCGTCATTGTGTGCTACCAGGGTCTCGCCGGTAACATTCAATGAGCCGTTGGCACGTATTTCACCATCAACAACCATACTGCCACCGATAGTGCCGCCTGATTCACCGATACCGGAAACGTCTTTGACAATATCGGCTAAGCGATTCAAGTAAACAGCAGTAATCCGGTTTGCTACTTCGGCCCCGGCAGAATGTGCTTCGGCAGAAGTGCCATCGTAACCACGCTCTAAATCGGTAAAGGTGTTGCTTTCTCTTTTCCCTACCAGGATAATTTCATTGTCGATAGAGACCGTAAAGGGGCCGTCTGGAGGGAACGAATCACCGTTGCTTACGATGATAGATTCCGATATCTCACTAACGCTATCAGCCAGGGTTGATATGCCCCGGTTAGATGCTCTTAATGGCTTCATTTATCGCACCTCTTTCTTATGCCTGCAATAGCCTTTTTTGCCTTTTTGTTCTTGCTCTAAATTAATTTCTTTATCATAAGACAGATCGGGAGCTTCCTCTTTTTCCACTTCAGGAATTAACTGACCCTGATCATCAGTGCGCTTTGAGTCCATGATAAAGTCATCTGCCCTTTCTGCCATTACTGCCCAGGCAACTTCGTTATTGCTCTCTGAGTTCTCGCAGATTATTTTAAACTTGCCCTTTTCAATCGGTTTTGATTTAACCCTATCGAAGCTGTCTAAGTTATTTAAAAACATTACTTCTGCGTTTTGAGTCAGCTTATCAAAGGTGCCTTTACTCATGTTGCTTGCTTCGTCTATATCTACCTCTGCTTCGCCGTTTTGCAAAGCGATCTTGCCCCTGTAAATAAGGTCGTACCGGGGAGCCTCCACGAAACCGTGGTAAAGATCCTTTTCTTCAGGCTCTAAGGGGTGATCGATAAGAAAGTTGCCGCTACTCTTGAACAGCTCGCCGTCTACCTGTAAATCATCGTAAACCCGGCAATAACCGCCATCCTCTGCAATAAATGCAGTGCCACCACTAAATGTAACACGGAAAACACTTGAATCTTGGCGCAAATAACAATGATTATCGAATTTCCACCTTGCACCTACGCTGCCAGACGGGCCACCCCGATTAATAATCCCGTCCCATGGACTTGAGTCCATCTGATCAGGAATAAATACACCACCAAAACTGCTGTTTACCGAAGAACCGCTTCTTGGGCTGTTGAAGTTATGGCCCAGCACTGTATCGCAAGAAACATCTAAGCTGCTGGTAAATGAACAGTTGGCAATCATTAAGTCAGTATCTAGCAGGTCTGAATAAATTGAGCCTGCCTTGATTAAACCTGTCCTGATATAACCATCGTCAATGATCGTCCCGTAACTCGTCACCTGGCTCATCATATCGCTGTAATTGTCATAACCTAATCTATTTGCTAGGTCGTTTCTTGCTTCATTCCTGGCCGAAGTAGCCTTGCTTGAAGCACCAGCAGGGGTTTCTTTCTCGGAAGGGTCGTAACCCGAATCAAAATTAACATCACTGCCAATATGGATCATACTGGTTTTAATAAAACCGCCGACAATGATAGTCTCATCTTTCATAGCCTGCTCTACGCTTTCATAGTAGGCCACCTGCCCGACATCATCTTGATCCACCTTTTCTAATGGGCTAAACCCTTCGGCAAATTCAGTCATGCCGTCAATGCGGATCATGTTGGTATTGATAAAACCACCGCTAATGATCGTTTCGCCAAGCTGCGCTGCCTCAATTAAATCAGCATACGCTACATCACCTAAATCATCTTTGAGGCCATCTATTTCTTCTGTTACCTTGTATTCTAAGTAATCATTGATATTGTTAATATAACCGGCCACTATCTTGTTGGCTACCTGGGATTCAGCTTCATGGGTTGCTGTTTCAGTATTGTCTGCTCCCCGGCCATTTGCTGCGATATGAAACGTATTGCCATCACGACCGCTTAATAGAATTATCTCATTGTCTATCGATACAAAAAAATTCCCCTCTGCGGGGAAAGCACTACCGTCAACCACATCAAAGCTGCCCGTTTCTGAATCAGGCAATTCATGGATTAGCTTGGTAATTGCCCGGTTTGCTGCAAATATTCTCATGTTTTATTTCACCTACCACCTTAAATTTACTGTAAAACTGCCCTGGTAATGCTGATCCTCGTTATCCACAAACAGGTGCAACAGCCTCATTTTTTCCTGCTGCCACATTTCAAACAAGGGGCTGTTTAGCTCCATGTAAATCTGCCTTAATGCATAAGCAACCATGTATTCTGCTGCACCCTCTATGCTCGGCTCATCATCATCTTCAGTTAACTTCTCAGGATGAGGGATGTATTCGATTATCGCCGTATCTTCTACCCTCGGTATCGGCCATAGATATAATTTACCCTGCCTTACGTAATAAGAACGCGGTTCTCCGTATTCTTTTCGCTTCATTTCCCGGTTTAAATCTTTGAGTTCGATGCCCCTTTCGCCTATATAAGCATTAACCAGCTTTAATAAATCTTCGGGAAAAGGTATATTTTCCTGTTCCGGTTCTATTTCTACCTCTACTGTTTCTTTTTTGTGCGAATACCCGGTCAATTCTTTTTGCCCGTTGTTGAGAAGCTCGATAATATCATAGTCCCCGTACCGGTCGGGAGGCACATCTACCAGGGCCCTCCTGACCCTGCCGATCATATCTTTTAGCTGCATTAATCATCACCCCCGGCAGCCTGGGCTACTGCTTCCCTCCAGGGTTCTACTGCATGGATCCTTTTCATTGCCATCTGTTCTTTGGCCTGCTCGTACTCCCGTGAAAAATCCCTTTTCCTTTGAATGTCCTCTTCTTTTTGCGCTACCAGTGTTAACAAGCCTTTCAAGATAACCTCGTGATGTTCTTCCGGTAGGTTGAACACTTTTTCGCCCTGGTGTTTCCTGATAGTTAGGTAAGCATAGTAATCAACACGTATTTTCCCGTAAGGCTCAGGCAGGTTTTTAACATGAAGCTCGTTTTTATCCTTCGACCAGCCAATCGAGTAATTGTCATGCACCGGTATTTGTCTCAAGGTTCTCTTGCTCCCCCTGGGGCCGATATAGGTAACGCTTACAATATCGTAAGCTTCTCCGGTTAAATCTAAGGTGCAATCATTACCGTCTCTTACCGTAAGCTCTACTTCTTCTGGCACGCATGTTTTTTTAAAGACAGGCTCATGGATTACCGGTTCTTCAGGCTCTTCTTCTTCCGGCTCCTCTTCCTCTTCCTCTTCTTCTTCTTCCTCCGGTTCTTCTTCCGGTTCAAATAGTTCCGGCAGCTCTTCCATGAGTTCCAGCAGGTTTGAAGGATGGTCAAATACAGGCTCGCCAAATACACCGGTTCCGGTCAAGGGATAAAACATGTCATAAGTTAAGCTTTCAGTGATTAATCTTCTGGTCTGAAAGCTAACTTCAAAGGGTTCTGTTTGCTCGATAGTTAATAAATGCCTTACAGCCTGCCAGTAAGAAGTTATCGGTTTAAGATGAAACTCTACTTCTCTTTGGGCCTGATAGCTTTGTTCTACCGCTATCCTGATATCTCGCTTTGCCTGGTGCAAGTTAACAATTTCGCCGATTCTTTCTCCGACAATATATACCTCTTTTGAATCAAGAAGCTTGGCTATAGGGTTTAAGTCCGACAATACGCTGGTGATCATGTTTTCCCAGGTCTGGTAGTCGTACGATTCCTCAGCGATTGCTTCGGCCTTCTCGATTACCTCAGATACGTACATTGTTTATCCCCCTACGTTTCGGAGTAAAGAATCGCTATTACACTGCATTCACTTGAATCTGTTTTGCCCTGTATTTTCGCCCTAAACCAGTAAAACCCTAAAAGCGGTACCCTGAATACCCCGTCATCACTGTGCGTGGTTTCTGTTGCACCTGTTTTTAAGTTGTGTGCTCCTATTTCTTGAAAGGTATCAAGATTGCCTACCGTTCCTTCAAAGACAACTTCACCGTTGCCGATGCCCTCAACCTGGACTATCGCTGTTTTAAAGCGGCCATAAAGATCCAGTGAAGTGCCATTGCTGTTACCTGTTTCGTCTAAATGCAAGACCCTGCTATACGGCTCTAGTCTCACCTCGCAACCTCCTTGGGTTAAATAACCCCGGCATAAGCCGGGGCCTTAACCTATACTGATGTATAATAAATATACACATTACCCTCAAGATCGTTGGCATTTGCAGCTAGAATCTTGCCGGTAATATAATCGTTTGTTCCGCCTCTTTGATCTACCTTGTGGACACCGCCCTGGCCGGCACCTGCTGTCCGCAGGTGATCTTCTACCTTTACTGAGTTAATATTCATGTCGTCAAAGAAACAGTCATCAGTGCCATCGTTTGCGTTGGTTACTCCCACATCCATGACCGAGCTGGCCGTTCCACCGGCTGCGGTAATATCGACAATTACCCTGTGCACCAATATATCGGCATCTACGGGGTTCTGCCAGGCAAAGGCAATGTCATCTGAATCCCCTGCTTGCAAAGGCACCTTGGCAACGTGCATATAACTTGGCGGGATCAGGTTAGCATTAAGCACTCCGGTTGAATTGACCACATTGATGAAGTGATCACCAACCTTAACCTCGAAACCGTTGGAAGTTGCCCAGGGGCCCAGGATATATGTTCTACCGTGCATCGTCATTCCTCCTTATCATAAGCAGGGGGCTATTAAAAACCCCCTGCTGTACGTATTTACTGCTTGCAGGCATAGAAGAAGGAAGTCTCAGACGGGCCGAGTGACCAGCGACCGACTACCTTGTACTTGCCAACCTCAGTATCGAAGTCCTCTTTATCCTGCGCTAAAGTAGGTTTACGCCGTTCAAACCAGTACAGGAATCGTTTCATGCGGTTCATGTCAACGAAAAACCACATATCGGAATCATCTAAGAAGTCCCACTCAATAACGTTTACAGCACCTTTCCAGATGTTGACGTTATTCATTGCGGTATCGGGTTCTTGATCGGTATCTGCTATGATTTTAGCCTGCTTGCGCAGCTTGGACGGAACAATCAGGGTGTCCATCTGAATCAGCAGCTTATTGCCCTTATCGTCTGTCCAGGTCTTTGCTTCGTTCCTGATCTCCTCAACGTTATCAGCGTTCAAGGGGCAATTTTCTGCGAAGTTAGACCATGTTTTGTTGTTCTGCGGACTGACCGGGTGGTTGGTTGCTGCCAACGGTACCCCATCGGGGCCGATTGCAGAACGGCACTCGTTAAACGGAGCAACTGCATGCGCCTGCCTGGTGTGATAAATACTATCAGCCAGGGTCTTAGTCCTGGCTTTAACTTCCTGATACATGGTGTCCTCAAGAAGTTCACGTTCAATAGTTAGACCGATACTCCATTTATCGTGTGTCCAGGTAGACTTATACCCTTTATAGATATCTTCATAGTAAACCTGGTTTCCCGATTCGCCCCACTTTTTCATCTGCCCTACGCTGCCGATTTGATGCATAAACTCCTGGGCTTTATTGGAGCTCTCGACAGTGTACATCACGGGGACAAAATCTTTTAATTGCCCCACATGCTTATCTACGATTTTCCTAAGAGTTGGCAATAAAAACTCTTGCCAATTAGCACTCTTCATCATTGTTTACTTCACCTCGTTTCAGTATTTAACTATTATCAGTTTGACCCATTCCATGCAGGGTTTTAGTCAAAGAAATCATTACGTTCATGGTTAAGCGATCAGGATTGATCCGCAAAACGTTCAGATAGCCGTCTTTAAAGTCTTTCTGATCCACGTCAATCTTGCCGTTATCGGTCATCCCGTTTAAACTGCCTACTTTAGAGATATCAAAGTCATTGTTGCCATCATGGTCGGCCACCAAAATAACCTTGCTGTCTCCGGTAGGTGCCTGCGAGAAGTTTTCGTTGACGGTCACTACGGTAGGATCAGCATCAGTATTGCCGGTAACTGTCCTGATGTCACCTTTGCCGGGCCCTGCATAGATATACAGGATTGCCCCTTTTAAGCTGTCATCATTGGTAGCCGAGCTCAAAGGAAGGGTGATCTGCTTCAGGTTAGCGGTATTACCATCAACGTCCTCTTTGATATCCTCATGGTTCTCAAAGGTGCATTCATAGACACTGTAAGGGCTGTCATAAACAGCAATCCAGGTGCCATCATCTACACTTTCTTCGGTATGGGCGCATACCCCGACAATAGGTTCGTCTTCATCGGGACTGTCTGTATGAGCCATCGGTTCTAACAAACCGTCCTTTAGTTTTACCAACTGGCCCTTCTCAAAGTCTTCCCCGCCTTTAGCAAGATAGGGGACAGCATTAGTTATAAAGCCAGCTTTGTTGTAACGCATTTCTAAACCAATAGTTTCCCTAGGTTCATAACTCATCTTTTAGTGTCACCTCTTTCAATTTTAAGCAAATGGTTTTTGCTTTTCTTTTTGAATCTTTTGGTATTCCTGGTATGCTTCTTTGGGATCTACGTCTAATTGATCTGCAAAAAACTGCAGCTCTTTGGGGATAGACGGTTCAGCGTACCCTGTTCCTGAGCTTGATTCAGGAGACATCTGAGGCTTCTTAGAGTGCGCCATTTTCCGTTGTGCAGTGTCCTGGATGTTTTGCATCAAATCCCCGCTAACTGCCTTTTCACCAAGGATATAGTTCATTGCTGCCGTCCAGCCTAACTGCTGGCCGTACTGCGATAACTCATCGATCTCTTTTTCGTATTTTTTAACTGTCGGATTGTTAATATACTGGTCTTTTTCCCGGTTGTATTCCATCATACGCTGTTGCTGTTGCTGCTGTGCATTAATCTCAACAATTTGGTTTGACAGCTTTTTATTGGTTTCTTCTAAATCAAAGTATTTCTGCGCCTCTTCGGCTTCGATGCCCTTTTCCTCAGCAAAATCTTCGACCATCTGTTTGCGCAGTTCTGCAGCAACGTCTTTTAAAGACATCCCGGTTTGCTGCTCGATCATCTTAGCGGTTTCCTCTAAATCCCTGCCCTTGATCCGGGCATTGCCCACGATATCGTTTACCTTGGTTTGCGGTAACAGCTTTTCACCGTTGGGGTCATACCAAACCCCTTCTTTTTCATCGAAGTATGGTGCCTGTGCTGCTGTCTCAGCTTCTTCAGTCTCTTCAGCTTCTTCTTCGGTTTCGTGGGCCTCTTCCTCTTGCTCCTGTTGTTCTTCACCTTCGTCTTCTTCGGCACCGAAAAGGGTTTCAAAGTCTAAGTTACTCAGATCATCAATTTCCCCTTCGATCTCTTCTTCTTCAACTTCTCCCTGCTCTTCTTCAGTACCTTCTTCATAAAGCTCGTCTGTCATGTGTTTCCTCCCGGTTTATAGCCCCGTATGGCTGTAGATTTTCCGCAGAGTTTAATGACATCGGCGTATTGGTCAAAGTTTGATTTTTACCGTCCGAGGACGTAAGAAAGCATAAAAAATACCCGGCTTTTGCCGGGCACTTAGATTAACCTTATTTAATTAAATTTAAGGTGATGGGGAGATCATATCCTGACTACCGGTCATCACCTGCATGGCTACCCTTTCCCTTGCTTCAGGGGGCAGCCGGTTGAACTTCTCGGCCAAATCCGGCCTTTCTGCGAAGATTCTTTCTAAGTATTGACTAACGTCTATGTCGCCCTGCTCTCGTGGCGAAGCCGGCATCCCTGCCCCTGGAGCCTGTTCGACTCCTGCCGGGGGCATGCCTTCTGCCGGGGGAGGCATTTGTTCAGGTGGCATGCCCCCTTCTGGAGCCATAGGGGGAACCTCTTGTGCTTTTGCTTCTGCTTCCATTTGTGCCATATCCTGCTCTATTTGTGCATGGCTGGCCTCTTCTTCTTTTTGCTTTTTCATCAACCCTCTAATCGGCGGGAACTTGCCGTGCTCCATCACGTAGAAGAAGGTTTCAATGTCGATCAATTCTCCCATCAACAGCTCTTTTGCGGTCTCCATGTGGAAGGCCCTGTCTGTTGGCTGTGCGGTTGAAACCCTGCTCTTGGTGTCTAGTTCAGGGCAGTAAACTTCGTATTCTACTGTCATTTCCTGCTCGTATTCAGGGTCTTCTTTTAGCATATCGATTAAATCAATCTCTCTGGCTACATCATCATCGTAATCCCTCACTTCTGAAGTGCCGACTTTAAGATCGAATATATGGACTTTCCTGATATCTTCCGGTTGGAATATCTTATGCTCCAGCCCGGATGACCGTTTGGTTTCTAATACATACCCAGGCGGTATTTGTCCTGGGAAGGGGTGTTCTTCGCCGGTTTCCTCGTTTATTATCACGTATTCAGTGGTTTCTGCATTATCGCCTAAAATGCGGTAAGCTCTTCTTTCGGTATAAAATCTGGTGATTAAATGATTCATATAGTTGCCGATTTCTTCGTATGCAGTTATCATGGCATTTTCTGCTGACCGCAGCCTGATGCGGGCCCTGGCAGAAAGTAAGTCCAATGCCCTAAACGCAACCACACTGCCGGGGGTTCTTCCCTGCGATATGTCGTGCCGGCCAATAATTGCTTCCATGGTCTTTTCTAATCTTTGCGTTTCCTGGCTTAAGGTTGGATCGACCCCCCGGCCATGGATTCTTTTAATTTCTTCGATATTGTTTACCGCAAAATACATGTTTGGCAGGGTGCCGTACTGCCTTAAGAATTTTTCCTGTTTTGGACTGATTGCCCCCGGCTTGTAGAAGGTTTGCCCTAGTGCAAAGTGCATGTGCCCTTCTAAGATTAATTCTGCAGTTTTGTTGAGGGCAATCTGTGGTGACTTTAAAAACCATGCTTCACCGTAACCCCATACGCTGTTTTCCCTGGGGTATCTCTGCCTGAAAATAAAGGGAAAAGTAGGGTCTTCTTCGGGTTCAAAGTAAATAAAGTTCTCGTGATGCAGGTAAGTCGGGTTTCTTTCGCCACACCACCATACCACGTGCATGCCGTACTTATTGTTCATCTCACTGTCGTCATCACGATCAGTGATCATCGGCTTGCCCTTATACCAGGTTTCCACCAATAAAACTTCTTCATCTTCCCCGCTATAACGATGCACTTCATCTTCTGATATTTGCATCCTGGCAGTAGGTTCATCTGCCTGCACCTCTACACCAAACTTCTCTTCAATATATTCTTTAGAACGATAAAATGCTTTATGAATCCTTTGTCCTTCCTCGATATCTGCCCGGCACCTGGCATCGGGAAATACTGCCTGCGGGTGCAGCGACTGTAACCTGATGTCGCCTTCCCACCGGTTTGGGCCCCTGCCACCTTTCCAGCCTGGATCCCAAAATGTATGCCATATCCCTGTGCCGTATAAAAAGAAATTCCTGGTGTATCTTTCTCTTTGATGCAAAGTTTTATTCTTATACATGACATGCTTTTTTAAGTCAGTCATGATATTGGCAATATCGTCTGCTCCCGGCTCAGTAGGATAGTCTATGATTTCCATATCCTCTGAAAACTCAGCCACCATGCCTTCAATCAAAGAAAAGATATAGTTTTCTACTGTATTCGGCCTGCTTTGTTTTTGCCGGTTAGTCCTTAAGGGCATCCCCAAAGGATCTTTTAAGCTCCAGTGATCGCCGTTATACATCTTGTAGCATTCTTCAAATTCTTCCTGTATCGGCATTTTCGCCAAACGGTCGGTATCAAACCACCGGTAGAGCTTTTTCATCTCATCGGGGTGCCTGGTTTCTTCATATTCTTTGACTTCACTATCAGCCATAATTGCCTCCTATTCCCCGTAACGCAGTTGATACTCTTTCTTCATTTCCTCTAATTCTTGCCTGGCCCTTCTAAATACGGCAATCGCTTCGTCTTTCCAGTCAGAGCCCTGTTTGTTGGGGTCTTGCAAGTTCTTTTCTTCAAGCACGTGCAGCCAGTAACCCTCTATTGGAGGCATTACGAAGCTGCCTTCTTCATCGAATGCCTGATCAATCATTTCTTCTGCTGGCGGTACATTAGCCGGTCTTTTAGGCTCAGGCATTCTGCCCTTGGGCTGTTTTCTTGGCTGCTTTTTGCCACCTGTTTGTGATGCTTTTTTTGCCAACTGCCGAATAGCGGTTTTTGCTTCATCACTGACAGGGTGCCTGGTTGCTCCACCTGCAGTAAGCGGTTCGCCGGGCTGTGCTTTTTTAGCCACATTCCTTAAGTAATCGACCATATTGTCTTCCCTGGCCTTCATTTTCCTGTTAGGAACGCTCTGCTGCTTATATGACATTGGGCTTCTATTCATTTACAGTCCTCCTACCTGGGGCGGACACTTTTACTTGTGGGCGGCCCGCCTTTTGCTACACGCCCCATTTCTTCTTCCCTTCGTTTCCGGTTAACTGCATCACTTTCTCTGGCAGCACTTCTTTTTTCAGCCAGCTTATCCTGGATTCTTCTGTGGGTATCTTGCCCGATATAATCCTGCTTTGCTGCCGGATCCTCTGCTAAGGGTTCTATTGCATGCCCCGTTACCCGGTCGTGATAGCCTGATTGATAATGCGGTGACATCGTGGGATCTGAATAATAGTGCGGTTGGTGCCAGTAAGTATCGGAATAACCTGCTTTTTCAGCTCTCCTGCGCTCCATCATCGGGCTTATGCCGTACTGCTGAAAGAAGGTTGGTGGCCCTCCGAAGGTTTGCGCTTGCTGTACCCAGCTTGGTGCCCCAGGTGATGCTTCCCTTCTACCGGCTGATCCGCCGAAGTCGAAGCCTGTCGGCCCCTCTCCCTGCTGCATTCTCTGGATCCACTCTTGCTCAGTATAGCGAGGCTCATCGTCTGTGGTGTCTGTTTCAGTTTTTGGATCTGTTTTAGCTGTTTCATCTTCAACTTCCTCACCTGCTTTTCTTAGTTGATTCATCAATGCTATTTGCACATTGATCGGCAGATGGCTGCCGTCACCTGTCCACATATAATATTCATCGGGATTATCAATATTCCTGATTAAATAGCTGCCATCTTCAAGCTCAATTATTTCATATTCCTTATCTTTTGCCCCGGCATCAGCTTTATCTACATCCCAGCTCTCAATGTCTGAACGTAGTCTTTCTACCATTTGCTTGCCCTCCAATCACGCTCTTAGCGTATATACTTGATCGTGTCTACTTCCAGGCCCTTGTCAGTCAATTCTCCATCAACCTGCAGCCGGGCATAACCGCTTGTGCCGAGATACTGAAACTCATCAACCAGCTCTTTTGGGATGACAAATCTTTTTGGCTTTTGCTTCGGCACGGTATGCTGGTAATATACATGGGTTGCCATTTCTTTTCGGGTCTCAAAAGTTGCCCCGCAGGTTTTACAGGTAAATGTTTTTTGTTTTTCAGCCGTAGTCATGTTTGCCTCCTAACTAAAATAACTCTTGTAATTGGTTTCTATGTTGCTTGAATCCTTGTCTTCAGGTGCCGGTTCCTCTTCATTCAAACCGAAGCCCGCCTTCCCCGCCTTCATGATTTTTTCCAATTCTTCATCTGACTCCTGTTCACCAAGCTTTTTCATGTTCCACATAAAAACTTTTTGCTGTAAGATGTCTTTACTTACCGATACAACAAACCCAATCCCAAAAGCTACTAAATGAAAAATATCCAGCTCCACCTATTCATCCCCCTTTAGATTCCAAAAAATGATACTGCTTCACCATCTTCAAGATCATGCAACTCGTCATCTTCTTCCATATCATAACCGCCAAACTGCTCCCTTGAGCCTGCGTAAAAGCTGCCCCCTTCATTCGGAGAGGGCCTGCTCATTAACCCGTACCTGGCTGCTTCCGGGGCATGATCTTCACAGTCCCCTGAAACATCCTCCACCTTTAGCTTGTCATGAATCATTTCCGGGATAGTCCTTAATAGATTCTCGCAACTGGTAAATATCTGCCACCAGGGTTGCTCATCCGGTGCCTCAGCCATAAACTCTCTCATTCTTTGCCAGCCGATTATCCTGCGGTTATCTGCCGGCTCCACGTTCATTCGCAGCTTTTGAAATTCATCGGCTACTGTTTCACCGGGAGAATCTTTTGCCCCCAACCCTGATTCCCTGAAAGCATCGGGGCTGGCCTTAATGTATTCTAACTGTTCATTGCCGGTTATATCCAACACGTATTGGGCAAGCTCCCCTGCCCTCATTTGGGTTATATAGAGCTCCCTGTAGGTGTATATCCTGCCCATGGTCGGCTCAATAGCATGCCACAAAAAACAGGCCGGTGCTGCAAATCCCCAATCAAAAGAGCCAAACCTGCGCCAATGATCAGGGATATCGAAGGGTTCAACACTGTGCGTGTCTCTTCTGAATTCCCTGAAATACTGGCCGGCAAATACATCCCAATCGCCTTCTAAGAGTGCCCTGCGCATATCATCGGGCATATTCTCCAGCGTATGCCGATACGAAGGGTCTCTTTGCTCTAATACCTGATTATCATCTAACCTGGCCGGTATATAGATATGCTTTTGGAATTTACCCGGCTGTATTTCTACATCTACCGGTTCGCTCGGTGCCCCCGCTTCTAAGAACATCTTGCGGTGATACCCGTGACTAACCCCACCAGGGTTGGTGGCAAGTACGCATAAAGCGGTACTCGGGCCTGTGACAGTTAACCTGTTTCTGGACATCAAGTATTCCAACTGCATCTCGGTAAACTGCGTTGACTCATCAAACATCAAGTAATCGAACTGTTGGGACTGATAATTGTGAATGTCAGCATCGGTCTTACAGTGAGCAAACTGAACAACACTGCCATTAAAGAATGTCCATCTTCTCATCCCGCCGTGCCATTTAGCAAACTTTACCTTGCCGGTGCCATCTAAATCCTGGTTAAATAGCTCCTGGCTTCTCATAATTAAACCGCCGGGGCCCTCTAATTGGGGGTACTCCCGGCGAAATATCGCTATATTGCATTTAGGATAAGTGATCGCTGCAATCATGGCCAGCATTAAGAGAGCATCAGATTTACCTCCCCCGGCTGATCCGCCGTACATGATTCTTCTTGCCAGTGGAGGCTTCGGCTCTCCTCCGTCAAAGGGATAGCTTAAACCGCATGCCCTTAAAAACTCTACCTGTCTTGGCTGCTGCTTCCATGGAATATCAATATTTATCGCCATTATCGCCCACTCCTGGGCACGTGGATGAATGCATCGGGGTAAAGGGGATCGCCTGGTGACAAATCTCTTAAGTTATAGCTTTGACTAGACCAGCCGGTATCTGACATTAATATAGAGCCATCATCAAAAACTTCCTCAACAACACCAACATGGCCTCTTCCTGACGGTGCCATAATAGGATGGTACCGGTCATAACTAGCGATTGCCCCTACTTCCGGAGTTCTTTCAACGTGCGCTCCCCTGCCAGCATTACCTTCCCACATCCATGCATCTCCCTGCAATGTATTTAATGCTTCAGGATCTGCCCCTAATTCTAATGCCCTTCCGTATGCATGATGGGTGCAGTTATGCTCACGATCCCATAAAGAAAACGGGTTATATTCGTTATAGTAGGGGCTGCCTTCACGATGATGCAGGTATTCTGCATTTGTTTCAGGAATTGCTTTTGTAGGCACTGATGGATCATAAGTCGTTTGCCCCGGAACTCTTGGTTCATATCCAGGATATATTGGATCTGTTGATGCAATATATTCTGGTAGCCCCTTTTTATCCTCTATGCCCCTATAAAAATCTCTTATTGAAGCAGCCCCCCTGTCTCTGGGTGCCTCATCTAGCCTGTACCCTTCCCTTGGAGTAAGCGTTCTTGTTTCCCTGGGGTCTATATCTAACCGATATTCTTCCCTTGGGGCTAGGGCCTCCTTATCCCGCAAACCCATAAATACCCTATGTATTATGTCTTCTCTGTCATCTACGGGAAATTGAAATAACCTGTGCGTTTCTTCTCCCCGTTCTCCGGGTTGCCTGCCCCAGGTGCGCTCAGGTTCTTCCTTTTGTCGTTCTGCTTCTTTTTTTCTTTTCTCATTGGCTTTAGCTGCACTATCAATAATATACTGCGCCTGGTTAAAATACGACCCAACCTTATTCATCCTGTCGGCTAAAGAGCTGGCTAATGCCTGCATGTCAGCTTCAGACATAACGCTGCGATCTGTTGCAGTGCTCGCAGCTCCTGTTGTGGTTGTCCTATGATCAACGGGGGCAGCTTTTGCATCCTGTCTCTTCCTGCGCATTGCTGAAGGCAAACCCCTGGTTGCTTTTTGCGCCCTTGCCCCCTTGCCCGGCTCAATATGGCTTGATTGCTTGCCGTGTAAAGGGCTGCGCTTGCCATGCGTAGCCACTTCCATATCTATCTGCCATTGTCTCGGCATAGCGTATGCTCCTTTCCGTACATAAAAACAGCCACCAAACGGAGAAATTAATCTCCCGGCGGTGGCCTATTGACATATATTGACAGTTCCCTTGCGTAATCCTTAGTGTAAATATACAGCAGATTTGTCAAATTGTCAAGGTTATTGCTATTTGAAACAACTATACCTGGTGCCAGTTATCTTGTGCAATCAATATATATTGTGGTACCCTGCCCTTAAGGAGGGCGGTGCCTTGCAAACTATCTTGATAGATGGGCCATTTGACGGGACTGTAGTAACCCTGGAAAGACCCTTGGTCGATGCACTGGCCATCATGCAGGCTGTCGATGACCCCTCGATCACAAAGACGTATTACTATTATCCCTGGAATGAAAGCTTCAGCATTTACGCTGGCCTGTTCAATAACATCAAAAGACTTATCGTTGAGCAGATGGTTCCTTACACGGGTAATGGTACGGTGCAAAAATTCGATGAGGGGATATTCTTCAGTGAAGCGGAAAAAAAGTTAAGAGAAAAGAGTAAAAAGGCCAAGCTCTTAAATTACCGGGTTAAAAATTCACGGGAGCACTGCTATATATCGAATACAGTTAAAATAGTCGGGGTATTTGATTATTATATCTACCCCTGATCTTCTGGCTCCTTAAAGGTAATGGTAATATCCTCACCGGCAATGCCGATATTGGTCTGGTGGCTGTCTTTGTAAGAGGGCTTAAGCTCTTTTAAGCGAAACATCAGCAAATTATCCGAATACTTCCTGACTTGCCCTCTTTGTTCGCCCTGGTAATATACCGGCTCAAGATAACCGTGCATGCCCCGCCTGATAACCTCTTCCTCCATCAGCTCCACCAGATCTTCTTTCGCCTTCTGGTATGCCTGGTTAAAAAGCTTATCATTATCGTTCCAGTAACGCACAGTAAACCTGCTTACATTGGCATTTTTGGCTGATTGCTGTACCATTCCCCCGCTATCCATGTAGGAATTAAGGAAAATTAGCTGTTTTTGCCTTTTTGCGTATTGTTCTAAGTCTATTTCTTCGGGCACATAGTCATCTGCTACCTCTTTGGGCATTCCAAGGCTGTAAACCTGGTAATAATTCTCATCTTCCTTTGGATTTACGTATTTTGCCGGCAAATTATCCCTGCTCATGCGATCACTCCCTGCTTTAAAGCTCCCAAATCGGCAAATTTTCGTATTCTGAATACAATAAATCCCGGTAATAGCGCACTGGATCGACTAAATCCGGGCAAGTTTCCAAATGCGGGCATAGCACAGGCCGAAAATACTTAAACCTTTCTTTTTTCAGCTCTGTTTCATACTCTTTTTGCAGCTTTAAATCTTCATTCTCCCTGAAACCATCTAAGAAGCCAAGCTCCCAGGCCTCATTTTTGCTAGAATGGTAACTGAACATATTGGTTGCCCTGCCTATGTTCATCATTTTCACCCTTTCCCGCCGGCATAACCGCAAATTTGCCCTCGTATAAATCTAATTTACACGGTCTATTCTCATATTTTTCTTTCACCGGGGCCGGATCATAGAGTTTGCACCTCGGACAATAAAACAAAAGCTTCCCACTCGGTGTTTTATAGTCTGATATTTTCCATTTATGCTGGTAAATTAAAAACCCCTCCTGCAAATTTCATCTAATATCGGCATCAGTTCTAATTCTAAGCCTTTGCAGTAAATATCCCTGCAAGGATGATTAACGCACTTAGCCTTTTCTTCATACATTCGGTTTGTGGTTCTCGCCCTACCATCAAGCTCCCCCAACCTGAGAACCTCTGTCGCTGCCGTAGTGATAATTATCCCCCCCTCCTATCATAATATACCTACCTTACCCCTAAAACGCCTTAGAATCGATCTCAGTAGCCTTCACGTTGATATTGTTCTTCTTCACACAAAGCTTCTGCTTCGCTTTTGGGAAGTTCTATGAGTTCACCGTTTCTTTTAATTTGTGATATTGCAATATCTTCGATTTGCTTCAATACAATACTTGCCGTGGTTTTCTGTCTATAAGGCCCGTAATATTCCCCTTCATACACAACAACCCACCTGACCTCATCAGACTCCTGGTTTTGTACAGGCATTCCTTCATAAAGGTCCTTAAACAAATAGGCTCCGCAGGGGTAAACATCCCCATTGGGAAAACGAATAATATAGTCCCCGTAATTGGCCCTTAAAGAACCTTCCCTGGTCGGTATTGTTACCGGCCCAAGATCCAGGTTGCATTTAATTGCCCCTGTAGCCACCATACCTGCAAACCAACCAGGAATATCTTCAAACCCCAGCCTGAAGGCATCTACTGTCGCTTCTTTTTTGCGGTATTGCATCATATCTACCTCCTGCTTATTATTATATAACTTCTAATAGACTTGAAAAAGATAAATAAAAAATCAACACGTGAATTATATCCTAAAAAAATATATAACCGCAAGGGAACCTGAAACTCTTTTACCCCTACCCCCTCAAGATTTTTTAGTGAGATGTTGATGTCGGGATATGCTATATATAGCTGACGCATCGTTTCCTTGCCCCCCCACTTTGGTTTTCGCTTCGCTTTGGATTCGCTGTCGCTCACCATTCGCTTCACCTTG